TGAACTTGCTAAAAAGATAAAAGAGCAGGAAAAAGTTGTAAACAGTCTAAATAAGCAAAAAGAACGACAAAAGCATATGTTTGAAGCTGCAAGAAGTGCAATCGAAGGCGAGGACAAGAGTTTAGGAAGCTACAAATCCCAGCTTGCACAAGTAAACTCTGAACTTGAAAAAATGAACAAATTAAAAGCCGCTCAAGGCAGATATGAAGCTAGACAAGAAAATATCGGAAAACTTAAAGAGTTTGGAGACAGACAGCTGACACAAGGTATCGGAATGGCGGGAGCTTTAGCTGTTCCTGTTAAAATAGCAATGGATTTAGAAGAAGCTCAAGCAGATTTGAAAAAAGTTGCTAAATTTGGCTCCAAAGAAATGGAAACAGGGTTTTATAAAGCTATGAGAAATTTTAGCGAAAACAATCCAATATCTCAAAAAGAACTATTTCAAATCGCAGGAGCAGGAGCTCAGGCTGGTATAAGTACGGGGGAACTAAGACAGTATACAGAAGATGCCGCAAAAATCAAAGTAGCTTTTGATATGAATACTGAAGCGGCAGGGAATTTCTTGGCAAAAACAAGAGCCCAATTCGGCATAGGACAAAAAGAAGTAATGGATTATGCTGATGTCATTAACTACTTAGCAAATAATGTAGCAGTTACAGCTCCCGAGTTGGTTAACGTATCACAAGAAGTAGGTGGACTTGGTGGAATTGCAGGTATTTCTAAAGAAAGTGTCATGGCTTTAGGTGCAACTTTAGTTGCAAGTGGAGTAGATGCGAAAGTAGCTGCGACTGGACTTAAAAATTTTTCTTTAGGATTAACAGCGGGAGAAAGTGCAACTAATAGGCAAAAAGCAGCTTTTGAAAGTTTAGGTTTAAGTGCTGGACAAGTTGCAAAAGATATGCAAGCAAACGCGGACAAAACTATATTAAATGTATTATCAAAAATAAAACAGCTACCAGCACATCTAAGAGCTGCTACTCTAAAAGATTTATTTGGTAAAGAAAGCATACAATCAGTAACAGAATTAATGAATCATTTAGATGACCTAGGTGTAACTCTTACTAATGTACACGATAAAACGAAGACGGCTGGAAGTGTCAATGATGAATATGGTGAAAGAATAAAAACTTTGAAAAGCAATTTGGATATGTTAAAAAACACCATTGTTAATGTAGGAGTAGATTTAGGAAATGCACTAGCACCTAGTTTAATAAGGATAGCTGCACAAATAAAACCTGTAGTAAAAAACTTTGCGAACTGGATACAAAAACATCCGCAATTAGTAACGGGAATTATGAAAACTGTTTTAGCATTAGCCGCTTTTAAAATCGGAATTGGTGGATTATCCAAAGGGCTTGCACCTTTATTTAGCGGAATATCGAAAGGAATGTTAATCTTTGATAAATTTAAGATAGCCGGAAGTTTTACTGGCGGACTTAAAACAGCATTTCCAATTATTAATAAACTAGGACCAGCGATGGCAAAACTAGGACCAATGCTTACTAATCCTTATGTTGCGGCAGGAGCGGCAGCGGTAGCTGCGTTTGTATTAATGTATTCAAAATGGAACTGGTTCAAAAATGGAGTTAATAATGGAGTAAAACAGATAGCTCCGCATTTTAAGGGAGTATTTGATTCTATGAAAAACGGATTAAGTCAAATATTTTCATCAGGAACTAAAGAACTTGGAAAAATGAAGCCTATGTTTGATTCCTTAAAGCCTGTCTTGACTGTTATAGGTACAGTCATAAAAGTTGTGGTTATAGCCGCATTGATAGCTATGAAAACACAGATACAGATTTTGGTTGTATTTTGGAAAGTTGCATTTACTGCAATAAGGGTAGTCGTAATGGTTGTATTTAATGTCATAAAAGCTATAGTTATAGGAGCAGTTGCAGTAATAAAAGGAATTGTGATGACGCTTGGTGCAGTTTTCAAGGTAGTTTGGACAGCAATTAAAGTTGTTGCTATTGTTGTTTGGGCTTATATTGTTGCAAATATTATGGTGAGAGTAGCTATACTTAAAGCTATCTTTAGACCTTTCGTACCGTTCTTTAAAGCAATTTGGAATACGATAAAATCGGTGGCATTATCTGTATGGAATGCTATCAAAAGTAAGGCAACAGCCTTATGGGGTGCTTTGAAATCAGGAATCAGCAATATACAAGGTTTTTTTACAGGTGCTTGGAATACGATGAAATCTATAGCGACAGGTGTATGGAATGGAATAAAAAGTGCTTTTGATACTATGGCAGGAGGATTAAAAAAGGCTATTGATGGAGTGGTGGATTATTTTAAAAATAAATGGACTCAAATTAAAAATTTTGCCGCAAACAATCCAATATCAGCAAGTATAGGAGGACTTTTTGGAAAAAATGCAGCAGGAACTAACTACTGGAGTGGTGGATTAACAACAGTTGCAGAACGTGGAGCAGAATTAATCCAGATACCTGGAAAGCCAGCTTTCCTAGCCGAAAGTGAAATGCTTTTAAATCTTCCAAAAGGTACGAGAATACTTAATAATTCTCAAACTAGAAGCACCTTGAGAGATAAAGTGGCTAATCTGAAGGACAGAATGAATAATTTGAAAGGCGGTAATTCATACGCTGGAAACAATTACTCAATCACTATAAATGTAAATGGTGGAAATCCATCAGAAGTCGAAAGAATTGTAAGAAAAGTGATAGCAGGGGATATAAACAAAAGGGAAAGGACGGCATTCGGATAATGGCGAAAGTAAAAGTTTACAGAACAGTTTCAGGCGACACTTGGGACTTGATAGCTTTTAAAGTTTATGGAAGTGAAGGATATTTTCATGACCTTATAAGAAACAATTTAAGATTGATTGACATTGCTATTTTCGATGCCAATATTCCTATTATTATTCCTGAAATTACTGATGAAGAAAATGATGATGATGAACGTTTGCCGCCTTGGAAAAGGGGTGGATAGGAATGGAATTTGCTAGAAATATAAGAGTTATAGTGATTTTTAATAAGGTTGATATTTCTGCTGATATAGCCCATTCCATTTCATCGCTGAACTATACTGATAATTCCAAAAATGCGATAGATGACTTGGAACTGGAGCTTGAAAACTTAGATTATCGCTGGCTAAGAGAATGGTATCCTGATGAAAATGCTCAATTGATTGTCGGTATTCACGAAGAGATAGGAAATGAAACTAATTTTTTGGAGCTTGGAACGTTTTATGTGGATGAGCCGACTTTTGAGAATGACAGGCTTAATTTGAAATGCCTAGCCTTGCCGTTAGACCAGAATATTAGAGACCAGAAAAATAGTGTCGCTTGGGAAAAAATAACTTTGAAGGAGCTTGTTACACAGATTGCAAATAAGCACGAGATGAATGCTGAAATATATGCGGATAATGAGTTTTTTGAAAGATTAGATCAGAACCAGGAAACAGATTTGGAATTTATTAACAGGGTTGTCAAGGAAATAGGACTGAATATGAAAGTGTCGGATGACAAGATAATCATTTTTGATGATGAGGAAATGGAAAAAAATGAAACTATTGACATTTTTAATGTTAGGGATGAAAGAATCAGAAGTTTTACCTTGAAAAAGAAAAACAAGGGAATTTATGACAAAGTTGAAGTTTCCTATTATGATCCCGACAGGAAAAAGGTTGTCAGGGAAATTATCACGAAACAGGAGCTTGAAAAACGTAATCAGGTTACCACAGAAAAATCCAAATAACAGGTGAAATGAGCAATGAAGAAAAAAGGGAAAACTTTAAAGGAATCAAAAGAAAAACTGAAAACTAAGGCAGATAATAAAAAAAGCAGGAGTAAAAAAGATAGAACTTTAAAAATCAAGACAAAGGGAAAAAGTACAGCTAAAAAAGTTGCCCAGAAGACGTTAAAAGAGAACCTGAGACAGGAATACCAGATAACCTTAAATGTTGACGGGAGTGCAAAATATTTGGCTGGAATGACAATAGAGCTTGACGAAAGCTGGGGGAAATTTGAAGGCAAGTATGTTATAGACAAGGTTACACACAACATAACTGGAGATTATACCTGCGAAATAAATGCAATGAAACTTGGAGCAAGGGAAAATGCAGAACAAAATGCAATTGAACAAACAAAAGAGGAGCAAAGAAAAAAAGAAGCTGAAAAACAGGCTAAATCTAAAGGTAAGGGCAGAAAAGGCAAAAGTAATAAAAAAAGGACAAAAGGTAAAGTTAGAGATAAGAAAAATAGTAAAAAAGGTAAAAATGTAAGCAAATCAAAGAAAAAGAAATAAATTTATATAGGACAATGACAACTAAATATAATAACTGTGATTAATAAAAAGTAGTTGACTTTAATAAAAAAGTAATGTATACTTAAATTGTAAACTTAAAATTTTAAAATATTTATTTAAGTTTACATACTTCTATATTAGGAGGTTAAGAGTATGAGCTTTAGTAAAAAGTATAGAGGAGAAATAAAAGACTTTATCATAGAAACGATTTATAAAAATGGAAATGTTTTTAAAGAAGTACTTGAAAAATATCCTATTAGCAGACAAACGGTATCTAAATATATAAAAGAATTTATAGATAAAAATATAGTTGAAAAAGAGTCGAAGAGTAAGTATAGATTAAAATTTTATATTAATGAGACTAAACAATACGATAACATAAATTTAGAAGAAGACATTGTTTATGAAGACTTTATTTCAAAGTATGAAAAAGATAAAAAAGAAAATGTGAGAGACCTTTTGGTATATACTTTTACAGAAATGCTAAACAATGCTATAGAACACTCGAATGGCGATAAAATTTCAATTTTATATGCTGAAAATTATAAAGAGATTGTTGTTTGTATACAAGATAATGGAATTGGAATATTTAAAAAAATAAAAAAAGACCACAATTTAGAGAATGAAAATCAGGCAATATTTGAATTACGAAAAGGTAAACTGACTTCGGATAGAGCAAACCATAGTGGAGAAGGAATATTTTTCACATCAAAAGTAGTTGATGATTTTTTTATAAATTCTTTTGATAAAGAATTTTTCACTGGAAATAGACATGAATTGTATAATTTTGAAAGTGTTGGAATCGAAGATAAAATTGAAGGTACAAGAGTATTGTTTTTCTTGAATAAAGATACCGATAGAACAGCACATGAAGTATTTGAAAAATATACAAATGATGAATATATTTTCGACAGAACAACTATAACTGTTCACTTAGCGAAAGAATATTTAGGCGAAGTATTCGTATCTCGTTCAAAAGCAAAAAGAATATTGCTGAATGCAGACAAATTCAAAGTAATATTTTTAGATTTTGAAGGTATTAAAACAATAGGTCAAGGATTTGCAGATGAAATCTTTAGAGTATACAAGAATAAAAATCCAGAGATACAAATAATACCGATAAATGCAAATGCTGAAGTTGATTTTATGATAAAGAGAAGTCAAAAATAATAAAAATATAAATCACAGTTATTAATTTAGCTGTGATTTTTTTATGCAAAAAACAGGACAATGGCAATTGAATAATGACTGTGAAACTAAAATATTTGTTTTTTAAGTTTAGGATAATGGTATATTTAAAATTATTCTTTAATTTTTCTTAGAAATAGTGTATAATATACAAAAAAATTTTAGGAGGAATTAAAAATGACAAAAAGAGAAAAAGTGCTATCAAGCATTATTGGGCTTCTTTTAGTAATTGTGGCAATAGTAAGTTATAAGGCTTATGATTACAGAAAAAATTTGTTAGAAAAAAAGAATCTTATTGTAGAGAAAGACAAAAATTTTTTGGAAGGGATGAAGATTTCTTATGAAACGTATGCAAGACTTTCCTTAGTCGATAGAATGAGAACTTACGGAATAAGACATCCATTAGGTATTTCTGAAGTTGAATTTCAAACAGTTTTAAGAAAAGCAAAAGAAATTCAAGATAAATATAATAAATATTTAGAAAAACAAGGCTTCAAAGATTCTAAACTCACTAACCTAATAAATTCGGAAAAAAAAGATTTTGTTCAAGTTGTTGATAAAATACAAAGCTATGAAGAAATTCTTGGAAAAGAAGATGAGAAAAATAATAATAAGAAATAAAAAATTTTAAAAAAGTTCTTGACTTTTTCGTACGGAAATGTTATTATAAATTATCGTACGGAAGAGGTGAGAATATGGAAGAGAAAATTATGAAAAAAGTAAATTTTAATAAAGGAGGTGCAGGTGGATATACCCCTAGAATGACATTAAATAGTAAATGGGTTAATGATATGGGTATAACTAAAGAAAACAGCGAAATTGAAGTGAGTTATAATAAAGATAAAAAAGAAATTATTATAAGAAAAGCAAAATAAAAAATCCCCTCTCTCGTAACGAAACGAAAAAGAGGACATATAGTATAATGTACTTCGCAATACTATTATACTATATATTCTCTTAAAAAACAAATATTTTAGGAGGAAAATTTTATGGAAAAAATCTCATTTACAGAAGTGGAAGATGTAAAAATCAAATTAGAAAGTGTAAGAAGTCTAATGATAGCTTTAGAATATGGAATATTTGACAGCTTTGAATCAAAAGAAATATTCAGAGTTGGGTATGCTAATTTGGTTGAACAGGTTCACGGAATACAGAAAGAATTGGACAAAATAATGAGCAGAATGACAAGCCAAATCCAAAAGGATTCAGGCAAAGAAACAGCATAAAAATAGTATAGTGGAGGAAAAGAATGAATAAAGAATTAACAGTAATTGATAAAAGAGAAATTTTGGGAAAACAGTTTAGAGTGTATGGAGATTTTGAAAATCTATTGTTTTTAGCAAAAGATGTAGCAGAATGGATTGATTATAGCAAAAAATCAAATGGAAGTTATGATGTAAACAGTATGTTAAGAATGGTAGATGAAGATGAAAAGCTGATGCGGAAAATTTTCGTATCAGGTCAAAATCGTAATATGTGTTTCTTAACAGAAGATGGATTTTATGAAGTCTGCATGCAAAGCACAAAACCTAATGCAAAAATCTTTAAAAAAGAAGTGAAAAAGATTTTAAAGACAATCAGGAAAACAGGAATGTATATGACAGACAATGTATGGGACACAATAACAAGCAATCCTGAAAAATTAGGAGAAGTATTAATCAATTACGGTAAAGTGAAAAGAGAACTTGAACATCTGGAAGAAGAAAATCAGATTCAAAAGCAATTAATAGCAGAGTATAAACCGATAAAAGAGTATGTTGATACAATATTATCAAGCGAAGACACAATGACAATAACACAAATTGCAGCCGATTATGGACTTAGTGCATACGAATTGAATAAAACATTGAATGAACAGAGAGTTATAAGAAAAGTTGGCGGACAATGGATATTGTATGCAGAACATATGAATAAAGGGTATACAAAAAGCGAAACAATAACAGTAAAAAAGAAAAATGGAACTGAAAAAGTCGTTCCCAATACAAAATGGACGCAAAAAGGAAGATTATTCATTCATAATTTATTAGGAACATTAGGAATAAAAGCAAATATGGATAGAGAAAAAGAAGGAGCATAATATTTAAAAGAAAATCACAGTTATTAATTTAGCTGTGATTTTTTTGTTACAAAAAAATGATAAGGCAGGTGGTTAAATTGATTGAAACATTAAAAGCAGGAGAAGTAAGTGCGATAGATTCAAAAACTGGAAAAGTAAGAGTTCTGTTAAAGGGCGATGACGATAAAACAACGGACTGGCTTAATGTGTTAGTTCCTTATTCTGAAAGCCACAGTGATAATTATACACTTGGACTAGGACAAACTGTTTATTGCTTATTCTTTTCAGAAATGCCTGAACAAGGTGTTGTGCTTGGTTGTCCTATGCGTGGTGCTTCTAGTAGTGAAAGTGAAGTAAAAAAAACTTTTTCTGATGGTGGAAGCTGGAGCTATGATAAAAACACGTTGACTTTAAATATTGGCAAAATTGTAATTGATGGAGATTTAGAAGTGAGCGGAACTACAAAAACTGGTGGAAGCATTAATCTTAATACACATAAACACGATGGAGTAACAGCTGGTGGAGATATGACAGGAGGTCCGCAATGATAGGGAGTCTTGGAGACGTAGTATTTGAAGTATCTGATAAAAAGATATTCTCAATTAATAATGCGATAAATAGATCATATAAGTCTAAAATATCCGAACATACAGCAATATACGGTCCTGGTATGCTAAGACATCAGGGAAGAGAATTAACGGAAGTAAATTTTGGTATTTCTCTAGTTTCATCTTTAACGCCTGAATCAACGCCAGCGGAAGAGCTGGACAAAATAAAAACTATGTGGGAGTTTGGAGAATATGACTATTTAACATTAGGAGGACAGACATTTGGAGCTTTTCCATTTTTGATAACAGATATAACCGAAAAGAATTCTTATTTCAACAGAGAAACTTCTGAATTCGATTATATAAATTTAGAATTGACATTAAAGGAGTATATAGATAATCCTCGAAAATATAATCAGATAATAGAGCAGTTAAAAGTTCAAAAAAAAGAGCAGGAAAAACTTGCGGAAGCAGAAACTGCAAATATTGAGATTGAGCAGAAAACAAAATTACAGGAATTTGCTGAAAAAGTAAAAAATAAAGTAGATGGTGTACTTGAAAAAGTGGATAAAGCTATTGAAATTGCAGAGAATAAGAAAAAAGAAATACTGAGTCAGCTCGAAAAAATCAAAAAGGATGCAAAAATTGATGAACTGATGAATTTAGTGAGAGCTGGAATGATTACGGCGGATAAAGTCAATGAAATGATTGATTATGCTAAAAATTTTGATAAGACAGACAGAGATATACTAATAAATTTTTTAAGGAATCAGATTGGAGGTAAATAATGATATATGTTTCATCTAATCAGGAAATAAATTATGCTCCAAAAAATTATGTTGAGGAAGTTATAACAAATGTCGGAATGCTCTTAAGAGTCTGCAAGGAAGAACAGCCGCTTAACCGTGATTTTAGCTTTGACAGCGACTTGATAGATAAAAATATAAATGTTGTGGAAAACAAGCTAAATTCACAATTATTAGAAACGTTTAGGAAATATGAGCCACGAGCAATTCTGAAGACTACACAGATAATAATGAAAGATAAATTTAATAATGATTTTGATATTGAATTGGGAATTGAGGTGATAAATATTGAATGATTTTGAAGACTATGAAATTATAGATAGCGACGCCTGGGAAATTAAAAGGGATATGATTAACAAGTTTCAGGAACTTAGCGGAAGAAAATTGACAGAAGCAAGTCCGGAGACGTTAATTTTTGAAACAGTTGCTTACATGATCGGATTGAGAGAAGAAAAATATAACGATGAAATGAAGCAGAACTATCTGAGATTTGCAAGGGATGAAAGACTGGACCTCAAAGGGGAATTTTATGGAAATAGAGGTAAAAGGCTCGTAAAACAGCCATCAGTAGCCACGTTCAGGTTTTATATTTCTTCAATACAGGCAACAGATATAATTATTCCAAAAGGTTCGAGGATACAATACAATGAGCTATATTTTTCGACAGACGAGCAATACAAAATAGAAAAAGGAAATTTACATGTGGACGGGATTGCAACTTGTAATACAACTGGAGCTATTGGAAATAATATTCCAGTTGGGCAAATTAATGCAATGGTCGATATTTTTCCACATTATGACAAAGTTGAAAACATCACAACGTCAAATAATGGAGCTGAAATAGAGCAGGATGACAATTATAGAGCTAGAATTAGAGAGATTCCTGAAAGTTTCACAACAGCTGGAAGTAAGGGGGCTTATGAATTTTGGGCTAAGTCGACAAGTACGAATATCGTTGATGTTGTGGCATACAGTCCGAGCGCAACAAATGTAGATATTTACGTTTTGACAGACTCTTTAACACTTACAAATGAGCTTAAAAAGAGAATTGAAGAAATGCTGAATACTGATAATATAAGACCACTAACGGACAATGTAACAGTAAAACAAGCTATAAAAACATCATACACAATTGATTTTGACTACTACATTGATAAGTCTAACGAAACACTTGTAAATGTTATTAAAAACAATGTTGAAAAATCTGTAAAAGAATACAAGACTTGGCAGCAAAATAAAATGGGGAGAGATATAAACCCTGATGAGCTAATAAAATTATTAAAATTAGCTGGAGTAAAAAGAGTTGTATTGAGAAGTCCAACATTTCAAGTTTTAAATTTTAATGAGATAGCAGAAAACACAAATGTTACGAGTAATTATTTGGGAGTTGAAAATATATGATAACTATTGATGACCTGGATTTAATGGACATAGCGGCAAAGTCAACTTTAAATGATGAAACGACACTTTGGATATATGAATCAATAAATTTTGCTATCAAAAATAAGCATAATGCAATTAAAAGAAAGTTTTTCTTGGAGCTGTCAGAATTAAATGATATGGAGCTAGACTTTTTAATGTGGGAATACCATGTTGACTACATTGGTTCAGACATCACAAGGGAAACTAAGATAAAACTGATAAAAAGGTCTATTTTTTCACATTTTAACAAAGGGACTGTTGGCGGAATTAAAGAAATATGCGAGATCTTGTTCAACGGAAATGTTGAAATAACAGAATGGTTTAAATACGGAGGTAATGCAGGATATTTTAAAGTCAATACGGATGGCGAATTGCCGGACTATGAAGGCTACAAAAAAATAATAGAAGTTGTAGAGCAGTATAAAAATATTCGTTCTTGGCTCGAAACAATAAAACTTTTAAGAAAAGAAGAAAGAAAAGAATATTACGGCTTTATTGAAAAAAATAAAAAGAAATATTACTTGGGTTCAACTTACATAAATATTCCGAATGAGATTATGGCAACGAATTTTGGAACAGTTCACAGAACAAGAGTACTAAGAGAAATAAGATAGGAGGAATTATGGCAAAATTTAACGGCTTTATTTTAACAGAAAAGGGCAGGGAACTGCTGGCAAAAGGATTGGCAGGAGAAACAATAACGTTTACAAAAATGGCAATAGGAGATGGGACATCGGCAACTGACGCAAGAGAAATGGAAGCATTGGTCAATCAGATTACAACATTGCCAATTTTAAATATAAATGTAAAGAAAAACGGAACTTGCGAAATCAATGCATTATTAACCAACAAATCTGTAACGACAGGTTTTTATATCAAAGAATTAGGAATTTTTGCACATGGAAATGACAACATTGAAGTACTTTATGCCTACAATGTTTCAACAAGTCCGGATTTCGTGCCACCTTTCTCGGCAAATAACGTTGTAGAAATTGAATATGTAGATACAATTATTGTTGATCAGGTTGCAAATGTAACTGCTGTTATTGATCCGAGCATTACATATATTACTAAAAAATATGCGGATGAAAATTATCTAGTTACGGCAAGGCTAGCTGAAATAATCGGTTTGGAATTTGGCGGAAACATCCAGGACACAGGAGCAAAGACAAAAGGCAAGTTTTATTACGATAACGTAACAAAATTTTACTACGAATGTATCGCAGACACAAATTTAACGTACAACGACGTATCAAAATTCAGAGCAATAAGTAATAAGCCGATTTCGGACAAATTAGAAAATTTATACAGTTTAAAAATTGAAAAAATAAAACTTACAAGTGACAAAAATACAGTTGGAGAATTCGAACTAATTGCTTGTGGGAATATAAGAATTATTTGGTTTACTAATATTTATATAAAAAATGAATATGAAACAATTTTTGCCTTACCTGATTGGTTTTGCAAAAAAACAAAAAATGCAAGTGGTTCCTGTGCAAACGGAACTG